TTATTTTCAACGTGGAAATATCATGAAAGGAGTAATGGAACAGGTCACAGAGAAACTACCTGAGTTAATACAAGGATCAATGCCAAAGGTAGAAATACCAAAAACAACCGGCAATGTTCTTTTTAACCAATGATTCAATTTAAGTCGTTGAATGGATTGTCCACGCTTGTTTTGGCTGGAGGACTTATCTCAACTAATTTTATGAGCTTAAATATGCTGGCAAAAAAAGACGGCGGCATACCTGACATTAGTAAGCTAAGTTCCACGCCTTACAGTTCAATTCAAATCAGGAGCGAATCCAAGCCTGACGGTGGGGAGGAGTGGACATTTGCCAGCCGTCAACACGATCCGAAGCTAGTTACAACAATCATTGACGATGAGAAACCGACCTTTAATGGTGGCGTTAAAAAAAGATATACACATAAACAAGACGTAGCTCAATTTGCAATTTATCCTCAAGGGTCAGACGGAAAACTTACAAAAGATCAGATTGCCTGTATTGAAAAAATGGCTCAGGGTAGGAGCAATGGACAACTAATTGCGGATAGTGCAAGCGTTTCAGTCAGTCCTGCCATAGCCAGCGTTCCAATCGTAGGGCCAGTATTGGCAGGTATATTTTTTGGTCAATCTAGAAAACATATAGGCAATGCTGCAAGTTCACTTGCTGGTCAATGGAATGATTGTTAAGTGCCAGAAATACCAGAGATCGGGATTCAATCAATAAGGTCTATACCTTCATGGGCGCAAAGACAATCTAGAAGTACTGCTTTACCTCCACCAATTACTAGCCGTTATGCAGTGGGAGGATTCCCCATCGTTGAAGTTCCCGGCTGCGTTCGGATGTGGGAAGATTTCACAAAAAACTCTGAACTAGTCTTTGACGATCCGAAAGGTTCAGTCGTGTTGTGCGAAGGCCCAGTCCCTACCCTTGAAAGTATGGCGGTTGATTGGGATGCGCTTTCTTATAGCAGTTCAGAACAAGAAGAGGAAATAATAGAAACACCACCGCCACCCGTTCAGATCGTTCCGCCCGTATCAAAGAAAAAGAAAACGAATAAAGATAAGAAAGAAGAAAAGGAACAACAAGGGAATCAGGAGCAAGGTTCATCTGATATTCCTACTGGAGATTTAAATTTAAATAATGCTTTTAATGTTGATCTTTTACCCTGCCCGCGTCCTGATGATTTAAGCGTTGGTAGTAAAGGTAAGTTTGGAAGAGCGAGAGTTAAAGGGCATAAGTTAAATTCAGATAATGAGTGCGTGACCCTTTGGGAAGAAATACCAGTTTTAGAAACTGTTAACACCTATTTACCGCCGCCGCCTTTAGTACTTACAACGGGAGCCGTGGCAGCTACGGCGGTTACTGCCTCAGTATTAGTTAAACCATTAAGTGATTATCTTTTAAAAATTGTTAAACCATTAGTTAAGAAAGTACTTCAAAAAGTATTAGCTAAGGTTGGAAAGAAACAAAAAACACTTAGTCTTTTTGAACGTCGTAAACAGCAGAGGCAGAACCGATAGAATGCTGATGGTTCGGTAAAGTATTAGGAGGATTCAGAAGAATAATATCTTCGCAGATTTTGTAATAGTCAGAAGATTTAGCAAAGGTCACTCCAAGCTTTTTCTGTTCCGCGCAGACCTTCATTCTTGATAATTCAAAGTCTAATCTTTTTGTATGGTAAGCCTGTTCAATCATCGCGATTCTTGCATTTGCAGCCCTCTTACATTGCTTTGATAATTTCCTATCTAGAGGGATACTTACAGTCGCTGAAAATCCGTAATTAAAACTTAAGTTGTTTCGTGGTTGACCGGTTCTGATTGGCTTTGTATAAATAACATTACCGGGATATAAAAGGTTGCCGTCGTCGTCTGTTCGCTCGTCATATATATTCTCGTTGTAATAAGGTTCATAGGGTAATTTGTGAGTATCAACCCCATTTAAGAACGGTGTCAATGTTAACGTACTGCCCGCGCATTGAATGCCATCACCAAAAGATTGCTCCATAAAAGACCCGCTCATCACTTGTATTCCACTATTCACGACGGAACCACTACTTGAGGCACTAGGAGAGGCTACAGAGGTCGTATTTGCTAACGCTGGTGTACTTGTGACTATTGCACAAAGACTGAGACAGATTCCACTACCGACTCTATATTTTCCTCTCTTTGTATTGTTGTGATATTTGTTAAACCTGGAGAAACTAAAGTTTCTGAAAAGTTGAAACTTACACCCGGACTTGTTAATTGCCATTGCGGTTTGTTTTCTGGGGTAACGTCAACACTTGTATAAGAAAAGGTTGTACCTTCAATTGTTTGTTCTTCTAAAAGTTTAGGTACTGGGCTAATAATTAAATCATCATTTACAGGTTTTATTCCCGTACCTGAAACACTGTATTGATAACCTGAATTTATATCGTGGCTGACGATTGTCTCTTTTATAACGCTTTTTGTAGTTTGAGAACTGTTTAAGGTTCCTTGACTGAATGAAGGCGACACTGGAACAGATTTAACAGGGTCAGCTAATAATAAAAGTAAAAATATTAAACGCATAAATATTAATTTAATACAGAAAGTTCACTTACAGTTTGAATAATAGTTGAAGTGCCCGGCCCTCCACCAACGCCAGTGACTAAGCCTTCACTCGTAAGGGTTATGGTTCCGGGTGTATGGCCTCCGGCTCCTGTTGTTGTTGTCCCGTAAAGCGGAAGATTTGGAACCGCCCCGTTAGTCACTGTTGAACCGCTCCCAACTGCTGCAATTCCGTCCCCCTGGGTGAATGATTCTTGAAAAGTAAAGGCAGATCCATCTGTGTGAATCTTATAATTTGCGTTAGCTTTTTGCGTCGCGGCGGTTGTTGAGCCATTTCCGGGTGTTAACCCTCCAAACACATCGCTGTTAGCAGTTCCAACTTGAATATTTGTACCTGTCACGCTGTAAGAACTACCGATACGGGAGGCAGTAGAAAAGGCGTTATCCATTCGCGCCTCTGCGCTTGTTGTAATGCGGTGGATCATATCGGCTTGCACTGGAGAAGACGCAAGCAAGAAAGCAAAGGGGATTAATAGTCGTTTCATGAGAGTTTGCCGTCATCCCCTATAGGACGATTTGTTATTGGATCAACGCGACGAACTTCAGCAGGCTTAGCTATTAGTTCTATCGGCTGTTTAACGATAATAACTTTATCCCCATTATTTGTAAGTATCGGCCCCGACCCTTCACCCTCTTTCTTTTTCTTTTTGTTACCGTTATTTGCTCCTACGCTGATACCCCATCCGGCTAAAATATTCCCTAATAATCCAGCGGCAAAAGTGCTATCAATTCTTGGCTGATCTGGTATATCCATGCCAAACATCCTTGTGGGTAACTTGATGTACCCCAATGAAAGTACTAGAAGACACCAGACCAATATAAAGCCCTGAGCCGAGGTACTAACTAGGAACATAATTTTTTCTTGATATTCCGGCTGGTCGTCGTCTTTTTGAATGATTTTCTGTTCAGATTCTTTTGGCTTCCCTTTTACTGAATTAGTCATAGGCGTGTACGCAATACGCAGACATATTAATATATATAAACTAATTACTTGTGTTAATGAGTCAACCCATTTCAATCTGGGAAAACGCAGCCCGCGCTCAATTATTAGAAGATATGTACTGGCTTGATCAGCGTGATTCGCCAAACCATAGGCATACAGGCACGTTCACAGGATTATGGAAAGAATTAGAAATTAGAAATAAGTGGAACAAATTGCTAGGTAATAGATGAATGAAGTCATAGCCGCCTGCATTGGCGCAGTAGTCTCTATTTTCTTGTTTACCCTTAGCATTATTGTTAACAGGAAAGATAAGGATGTAAGAGCATTGTTTAAGCGGGTAGCGCTGTTAGAGCAGAAGATCGCAGCCCTAGAGGGAACACAAAGGAACAAGAATTGGCGCAATAGGTAGACACTAAAAAACCCCTAACACCCGTCGCGCTAGAGGCTTAATAGAGTCCCACCAAGGACTTAATAACTTACTTGTGTGAGTGGTAAATTACCTTTTAATCATACTCGTTTTTAGAGAAGTTTTCATTAATAAACCTGTTCACAATGACCGCCTTGCTGTAATGAGCCGAATAACCTGTTAAGTCTCTTAATTGTCTAGAAGATAAAAACATTGCCATACGTCGCCAACTTTCTATTTTATTTGTCGGGGATCTATAAACAAAGCCTGAACCTAACCAATCTAAAAAGCGACGCATTAGTCTTACTATGCTTGCGTATTGACAATATAGAGATATTTTGAGTATGGGTCAGCGGTTGGAGTGTTCGTCCCCATCACCCAGTGAGAAAGGTTGGCTGGCCCACAATATTAAGCGTTAGCCCATCGTCTAGCAGTAGAGGAACTTACCCCATACTTTTCGCCGATTTGTTTCCACGTATAACCCCATGATCTCATTTTGTTAATTGTTGTATGGCGTGACTCACAGGCCCACCAAAGAACAACGAAAGGAAGAACAAGCAAGGCGCAAAGCCATGCCATAACGCACGTAAAAGATGTCATTGTTAAAAAAACTTGTGTATATCGGTGGTACGTCAACAAACGCAGCGCGACCGATCTAATAAATATATCAGGGGTAGACCCTTTAAGCAATAGGTCTAAGCAGAAACAGTAAGTTTTTCTAAATCTAAAACCCTTTGTAGTGGTATCGCTGCAACTTGAGGAACAATACTATTCCCCAACGCCTTCAATCTTTTAGTTCTGTCCACCCAACCGGGTACCCCATCATTTCCTCTACAAATTGTGGGTTGAGATATGTATCTTTTCCAGTTTTGTTCGAGCGCGATTCCACCATTACGCCAGCTAATTTCCCTTTCTTTGCTGCTTTCTTGTAGTTCACTTTCTCCCCGGAGTCCTTGTGATCCCTTGAACATGGGGTTGGTAAGAATGCGATCACTTCCTCTAAATTGCCTATGTTTCTCCCTCTTTGCTTTACTGTTTTTAAATTTTCCGTCATTGCAGAAGTCGCTCGTGGGGTAGGCAACAAGCCACCAACGATCTCTTTGGTGACAGGCTCCAACATACGATGCTGGTATGCATGCATATTCACAACAATACCCTGCCTCGGCCAAGTTTCCGAGAACGATTCCAAGTCCTCTAGAAAGGATTGCTGAGACGTTTTCCAAGACGACGTATCGCGGTCGTAATAAGCAAATGACTCTATAGAGTTCGTACCACAAACCAGATTGTGAAGTCTCTGTGATCCCTTCGCGGTGGCCCGCGTTTGAGATTGATTGGCAAGGAAATCCCCCACAAATAACGTCTGCTGAATATGGTTCGGGGTTGTAGGTTTTGATGTCATGGAATTGTTCGACATGGGGCCAATGCTTTTTTAATACCTTTTGACAAAATGGTTCACACTCGACAAATGCAACCGTTTTAAATCCTCCAACTAATTTTTCAGCGGCATAACTAAAACCACCGATTCCTGAAAAAGTGTCGATAAGTCTAAGCGTCATGGTTGACTACTTAGCGTGATAGATGCCCCCGGACTTTCCCCTGTTTCGCAATACCTTTTACTTGCTACCCATTTAATAATCTGACTATCATCTCTAACTAATCCTGATTGTTGTATCGAATCCCCGATTGATCTTATAAGTTTATCCGTGTCACTTTTTGTCGTTTTATATCTAGGAGCGCTAGGGCGTAATCCTTTTTTCCCAAAATGCGCTTTAGGTCGCATAAAACGAAATTCACAGCTAACAGCAAAAGCACAATCAATTTCCCAGTCATCTGGTCGAGCTGATAACAAATAGGTCATCACATCCTGTCGCCAAGACTTCAATTCTTTATCGTTGCTATAAATCACACCAAAGGCAGTACGTTTTAAACTGCCCTGCGCTACAGGAACCCCGACGACATCAACACTAATTATTTTCATAGTTTTCATTTAAATCAATTTTTCTTCTAACTCTTAAAAATATCTCTTTTAAATATTC